CCCCTCACCTAACTGCTTGAAAGGATGACGAAATGCCAACGATAGTTACAGCCACAGAGCTGAGGACAATTCTTGGTGTTTCGTCATCCCTATATAACGATGCTTATCTAAACGACATAGTAGATGCCTCGGAGAATCTAGTTCTTCCAATGTTAGTTACTTTCCAAAGCAAAATTAACAAAGTAAAGCTAACCGATAATATCGCTTATTTTGAGACTGCAACAATTCAAGAATTTACAGAAGGCCAATCCGTAATTATTACTGGCTGCGGAGCTCCTTTCAATGGCACTCACACAGTAACCGACGATGAGATTTCAGATTATGTATTTACAGTCGCAATCACCAATGCAGATGTATTGGAAAAGAATATTATCCCAGCAGGAAACGCTGCGCTCTCTGGACTATCAACCTATGTCGGAAATGCCAATGCTGAAGCTGCAATTCTGGCTATCTCAGTCGAAATATTCCAAGCAAGAACCGCAGCAGGCGGATCAATAGAAGGCGTAGATTTTGCAGTAACCCCTTACCGCCTTTCTAAGAATTTACTTGCCAAGGTAACTGGCCTTCTAGGGCCTTATCTTGATGTTGAAACTATGGTGGGCTAATGCCTATCTCGACAGATGTTCGCGGAGCAATTAAAACCGCTTTATCAACAGTTAGCGCTAATATCTACGACTCAGTTCCAGAAGCACCTATCGTCCCAGCTATTGTCATAATTCCAGACTCGCCCTATATGGAGCTTGAAGTCTTAGGTAAAGTTACTACTAGAGTTAAATTAAATTACACCATCACCGCTTGCGTTGCATATTTCAGCAACGCCGCAGCTCTAGATAATTTGGAGCAATTAGTTATGAGTATTCTTGGTAAGTTAAACGCTTCCAAGTATGAGTTATCAATAGTCGAAAGACCTTCGGTAACTGAAGTAGGGACAACAACCCTGCTAGTTTCAGATATACGCTTGAGCGTCCGCTACGAGCAAACCGCATAGGAGACCCAATAAATGAGCACTACAATAATTACGGGGCGCGATGTAACCTTCACTCTTGATACGAAGCCATACGACGCTCAAACAACTTCAGCAACTTTGTCTGCTGAAACAATTATCGAGACCTATCAAACTCTTGATGGTCGCGCTTATAAGTCAGTTGATAAGCAATGGACTTTCACAATTGAATTACTTCAGGACTGGGGTGCTTCTGGCGCTCACGGTTCCCTATTTGAGTCAATGTGGAATAACGCTGAGCAAAACCCAAATAGCACAGTTCAGGTAGTTTTTACCGCAGTAACTGGAGCAGTATTTACTTTCAATGTATTACCTATCTTCCCAACAGCTGGCGGAGCAGCACCAGGAGCTCTAACCGACACTTGGGCTCTTACAGTAGTTGGAACACCTTCAGAGTCTTACACCTAATAGATCGGAGCATCGGGAGCTATGAAGTCGCAAATAAAAATTGAATATAACTCGGGCGAGGAAGCAACTTATATTGCCCAACCGCCCGAGTATGCCAAATGGGAGAAAGCAACTGGCAAGACGATTGGCGAATTAGGCGGTGTCTGGGACATTATGTTTCTGGCATATAACGCAATGAAACGCGAAGCGGCTGGCAAGCCAGTTAAATCTTTCGAAATATGGATGGAGACAGTTGCCGACATTGATGTGGTGAACGAAAACCCAAAAGCCACAGCGCTGGAAGCCTAAACTATCTTCTAACGCTTCTGGCAATTGAGACGCGGATTCCTAAACAATATTGGGATGATGCCGAAGATGTCTTAACAGCCTTGGAAATACTAAAGGAGAGAAACGGTGGCAAGTGATCCGATTACTTATGATCGTAGTGAGCTACGCGATATTCTCAAAGCCTTTAAAGCAATGGATGAGCAAGCAATCCAAGAAGCTAGAACCGAAAGTAGCGCCCTTGCAACCTACGCAGCCAATCAAATTAAAGTCAGCGCTCTGGGACGAACAGTCGCGGGTGCTGGTGTTCGCAGAGTTGCCGAAGGTGTCCGCATCAGCAAGTCATCCAAGATTGGCGAATTCTCTTATGGATTTGCATCTCAAAGGTTTTCTGGTGGCGCAACGACGCAGAAGCTCTGGGCAGGACTTGAATTTGGAAGTAACCGCTATCGCCAGTTCCCCAGACGCACTCCCAACAGAGGACGCGGCAATTCTGGCTATTTCATCTACCCAACACTTCGCAAGATTCAGCCTGAATTAGTGCGCAAATGGGAAGAAGCTTTTGCTGCAATTGTAAAGAAATGGGGATAACTAATGGCTGGTAATAGAACGCTCAAGTTATCCATCCTTGCGGATGTTGACGATTTAAAGAAAAAGCTTGGTCAAGGTGAAAAAGAAGTTGAAGGCTTTGGCAACAAGCTAGGAGAATTTGGAAAGAAAGCCGCTGCTGCCTTTGCTGTTGCTGCTGCTGCAGCAGCTGCTTATGCTGGTAAATTGTTAGTAGATGGCGTTAAAGCAGCTATTGAAGATGAAAAGGCCCAAGTCAGGCTGGCCCAGACTTTGGAAAATACAACTGGTGCTACCAAAGAACAGATAAAAGCGGTAGAAGATCAAATTCTAAAAATGTCTTTGGCTACTGGTGTGGCCGATGACAAACTAAGACCTTCTTTTGAAAAGCTAGTCAGAGCAACTAATGATGTTGAAAAAGCGCAGAAATTACAGACTTTAGCTCTGGATATTGCTGCTGGTTCTGGTAAAGATTTAGAGACAGTAAGCATTGCTTTAGCTAAGGCCTATGATGGAAATAATTCCTCATTAACTAGACTTGGCGTTGGTTTATCATCAGCTGAATTAAAGTCATTAAGTTTTGACCAAGTTACCAAAAAATTATCTGAAACTTTTGGTGGTCAAGCTTCACTTCAGGCAGATACTTTTAGTGGCAAGATGGCAAGAATGCAGGTTGCCTTTGATGAGGCTAAAGAATCTGTGGGCGCTAGATTATTGCCTATTCTGACTCAATTGCTAGATGCTTTCAATACTAAAGTAGGCCCAGCGGTTCAATCAATTCAAGATAAGTTAAAACCTTTGACTAAAGCTATTGATGATAATAAAGAGGAATTTACCGCGCTTTGGAACTTTCTAAATAAATATATTGTCCCTATAATGACCGGTGCTTTAAAAACAGCTTTTAGCGGCATAGTAACTGGCATTACCGCAGTAGTTAATATCGTAGGCAAAGCAGTCAATTTCTTTAAAGATTTATATGATGCTTATAAGAAAATTGTAGATTTTATAAAAAATAATCCATTAACTAACCTTCTGGGCAAATTGAATCCTTTTAGCAATTCTAGCTTTGGTGGAGCAGATTTTTCAATTGGCGGCGGTGGTAAGGAAGTAGATGAGTTAGGTCGCCCAGTTGTGGTCAATGCTGGCGGTGGAGGTGCTGGTGGCGGTGCTGGTGGCGGTGCTGGTGGCGGTGGCAGTTCTACAACGCCTAGAGGTGGCACACTTGATGGCGCTAAAGTTTATGAAGTTAATGGCAGAAAAATATTGGTTCCCGCTGGTTTAGATGAGGATCAAGCCCAAGCTTATGCGGAACGAGTAGCTGCATCAATACAAAGAAAAGAAGATTTGATTGCCGAGACTGCAAGAATCCGCGAAGGAATAGCAGCTCGTAATGCTGGAAATACTACTGCCACAGATGCTGGGAGCCAAGCTATAGTCATCAATGTAAATGCTGCTTCGGTAATTGATAGCGAAGGATTTACCAGAGCAGTTATAGATGCTTTGAATGAAAGCCAAAGCAGAACTGGCGCACTAGATAATTTGGCAATATGACAATTTGGAGCCCAACTTATCGGGTCAAGGTAAATGGCTCGACAGTTACTAACACCACTCTTAGTGGGTTAAGCATCACCTCTGGTCGCACCGATATTTATACTCAGCCCCTTGCTGGATACTGCAACCTAACCCTGATTGAGACTGCTCAAGCTTCTATACCCTATGATATTAATGATGCGGTAACAGTAGAAGTCCAAAACTCAAGCAATGCTTATGTAACATTATTTGGCGGATTTATTACCGATTTAAATGTAACGGTCCAGACTTCTGGCTCTACTGCTACCAGCCAACAAATCAAAATAACCGCTGTTGGAGCCCTAGCTCGATTGGCCAGAGCAGTATATACAGGCAACTTTGCTCATCAATTTGATGGCGACCGAATTGCTGAATTGCTTGAAGGGGTCCTATTTGACCAATGGAATGAAGTGCCAGCAGCTGAATCTTGGAACGCTTATGATCCAGCAGTTCAATGGCTCGATGCTGAAAATACTGGATATGGAGAAATCGATACCCCAGGAGATTATGAGCTTCATTCCGAAAGTAATCTAAACGATACAGTTTATAACCTAGCTTCCCGCTTTGCTACCAGCGGACTCGGTTATTTATATGAGGATTCTTCGGGCCGCATTTCTTATGCAGACTCAACTCATCGAGCCCAATATCTTGGCCTAAATGGATATGTTGATTTAGATGGCGCTCACTCAATCGGCCCGGGATTATCAATCGTTAAACGCGCTGGAGATGTTAGAAACTCTATAACTATTGCTTATGGCTCAAATGGAAGCCAAAGCGTTACTGATGAAGATGCCAGCTCAATCACAGCCTATGGAGAATTGGCGACCACAATTTCCACTACTCTTAGAAATCAAAGTGATGCCGAGGATCAAGCTGCTTTCTATCTACTTATCAGAGCCTTCCCTCAATTTGGGCTAAGACAGATAACCTTCCCAGTCGGGAGCCCCGAGATTGATAATACTGACCGAGATGCCCTTCTAGGGGTCTTTATGGGTATGCCTATCAATGTCATTAACCTGCCAGCCAATATGGTAAATGGCGAGTTTCAAGGATTCGTAGAAGGTTGGACTTGGACAGCCAGCCTTAATCGGTTAAATCTAACTATGAATATATCGCCAGTAGCATTCTCGCTACAGGCTTTCAAGTGGAGCGATGTGCCAGCCACAGAGCTCTGGAATACAATTAACCCAGCTTTGGACTGGCTTAACGCTACAATAGTTGCCTAAGGAGAATAGATGCCAACGACAAGTAATTTCGGATGGACAACCCCAGCCGATACAGATTTAGTTAAGGATGGAGCCGCTGCTATCCGCACATTGGGTAATGGCGTAGATGCTTCATTAGTTGATCTTAAAGGTGGCACAACTGGTCAAGTATTGAGCAAAGCCACAAATACCGATTTAGATTATACTTGGATTACTCCAAATGTTGGAGATATAACTGAAGTCCAAGCTGGAACAGGTATTTCAGTAGCTTCAGGAACTGGCCCAATTCCTGTAATTACTAATACAGCAACTACCACAATTGATGCTGAGGGAGATTTATTAGTTGGAGATGCCGCCGATGCATTACAAAGATTGGCAATAGGATCTAATGGCAATGTCTTGACAGTTGATACAGCCGTAGATGGCAAAATAAAGTGGGCCGCGCCTGCTGCTGGCGGTGTGAATAAGAACTACCTAATCAATGGTGGTTTTGCCATTGCTCAACGAGGCACTTCTTTTACTGCTTCGGCTAACAATGATGATGCCTATACTTTGGATCGCTGGTATATTCTTTCAGACACCAATGATGTTATTGATGTTACTCAGGATACTTCCACAGTTCCCACTAATGGACAGTTTGCTATTGCTTTAGATGTAGAAACAGTAAATAAGAAGTTTGGCATAGCAACAATTATAGAAAACAAAGATTGTGTTGGTTTAATCGGCAACACAGTTACCTTTAGTTTCAAGGCTAAAGTATCTGCTACTACTAAACTAGACAATGTTAAAGCTGCTATTGTGGCTTGGTCAGGCACAGCCGATACAGTAACAAGCGACATCATAAGTGCTTGGAATGTTGAAGGCACTAACCCTACTCTTATCGCCAATGCTACTTATGAGAACAGCCCAGTAAATCTAAACCTAACTACGTCATACGCTAGTTATTCAGTATCGGCAGCAGTAGATACAGCCAGCACAAAGAACATTATTTTGTTTATTTGGTCAGATGTAACTGATACAACACTTGGAGATTTTCTTTATATTGCTGAAAGCAAATTGGAGCTTGGATCAACTGCTACAGCTTTTGAATATGCAGGCGGCACACTCGAAGGCGAGTTAGCCGCTTGCCAGAGGTATTATTATTTGGTGGTTAGTAATGATAGCCGAGGTTTAATTGCTTTAGGAACCTATGATGGGGCAACAGTAGTATCCGCGCCTATTAAGTTGGCAGTAACAATGAGGACAGATCCAAGCCTTTCAATAACAACTGGGTCAAATTATTATGTTTTTAGAGCGAACGCTTCAGACGATACTTTTGACAGCCTACTGTTAATGGGAGAAGTCACAACTAATACAGCTGGAGTTTATACAACTAGCGGCGTATCTGGAACTGGCGGACACGCTGGTAATTTATATACTAACAATGCTTCTGCTTCATTAGCCTTTAGTGCGGAGTTATAAATGAGAATATATAATGTGATAAACGATGAACTGAACAACTGCCAAATTATCTGGTATGACGAAAACGGATTCCGTATTTCATTCACCAATAAAGACCCTGCCAACTCAGACTACCAACGCTATCTGCGCTGGCTAGAAAATCCAGAGGCAGAAGAAAACGGCACAATCTCGTAGGAATATGGCAAAACTTTGCAAAGCAGGCCTCCAGCTCAGGGAGCAGATAGATGACGATTATCCTGATCGCGATAGGAAGTCTGATGGGTGGATTGCTGATTCTCGGCATCTTGCTAAAGGCACTTCTGACCATATACCAGTCGATGGAATCGTTAGAGCTTTAGATATTGATGCTGATTTATCAGCTCACAAAGAAGAGGCTTACGCGCTAGTTGAGAAGATTCGCAAATTAGCCAAGAAAGGCGATAAGCGGATTAAATATATTATTTTTGATGGAAAGATTATGAGTCCGATACTGGGATGGAAGCGCAGAACTTACAAAGGTTCTAACCCACACCGGTCTCATTTTCATATTTCATTTACAACTTTGGGAGACAAAGATGGCAGTTATTTCAACCTCGAAGGAGAAGCTAATGAGCGACCTAAAGAAAATGGCAGAGAGCTGGGCCAAGACATTTCTAGCAACGGCACTAGCGACTTATCTAGCAGTCGGCTTAGATGTCGATGCAATTGCCAATGCAGCTCTAGTATCAGTCTTGCCTAGCATAATCAACTGGCTCAACCCCAACTATGAGCGTTACGGTAAAGTCCGTTAATGCCAGCGGCTGAATTGGCCACCTTAGTAGCTTCAGTCTTAGGCTCAATAGCCTTGCTGATTGCTGGCCTTCGCTACATAATTAAATTGGAAAATATCCCCATAGTGTCGCGCCTTGATAAGATGGAGTCTCAGCTAGAATTAGCCCTAGCGAAGGGAGTCCGAAATGGCAACGCGAAAGCGCGTAAGTAAGAAGCCAGTCAAGCGTCCAAAGAGACGCAGGACTACTAAAGAAACCCCATTAACAAAGCTTGATTTCTGGGCTATTGCTGCCAATGAAGTTTATAAAGCTTGTCGCAGAGCAGGAATGGATGAGGGAACTGCTTTAGCCTTTGCTATGGATCGTAGCTCTTATCCCGATTGGATAGTGCCACTCGATGACCCAATGAGGAAGATTGGTTGGGAAGATGGAGAAGAGGACAACTAATCTACTTTCGAGAGGTTGAACTCTTTGAGGCTCTTAAGTCGCTTTATCCAGACTTAACGCCCCTATCAGCGACCGACCGAGCAGATGGCATAACCCACAATTCCTATATTGAGCTTAAATGCCGAAGAACCCACTACGATACTTTGATGATTGAGAAGAAGAAGTGGGATTATCTGGCCGATATAAGGGCTAGAACGGGCGCTAAGACCCTTTATATCAACTCGACACCTAAAGGGATATACCAGTTCGACTTAGGGGCTCTAATTGAGCCTGAATGGGCTTTAAAGCGGTTGCCTATAACTACTGACTTCGGCAATAAAGCCACCAATGAGCGACTGGCTGGTTTTTTAGATATACGACTCGCCGACTTATTGCTGGTCTAAATAGATTTAATCAAATACATTTAGCCCGTTAATCCATTTAGGGATTACAGAACGGGAGCAAAATGGTAAATAAAGTAGCTCTTATTCGATTTGATTCTCAAGCAGGGGCTTGGACTGATGAGACAAATTGGGTTAAGGGATCAATAATCAGACGATTCGCTAAAGAGCGGATGGGTAAGAAACAACTCAGAGGCCGTTTATCTAAGGCTGAAATCTCTGCATACTGGCTTGATAAATATGGGGTGAGCGCAGATGTTGCCTAATTTATCTGATGAAGCAGTAGTAGGAATAATCATTGGAGTTCCATTTATCGGCCTTTATATCTGGAGTTTATTTACTTCAGCCAAAGCCAAAGCTTTTAATGAAGGCTATAAGAGAGGCAGGTCAAGTGTCCGATACACAGAAATCGTTAAGTGAATGGCTTGAAGAAGCTGGTGCTACCTTATTCGACCGAGGGATTGAGTATGGAGACCCGAGGCACAATTTTTTACGCATTTACAAAATCGCGAGAGCACTCGGTATTCAGCTCAGAGACCCATCTGAATTGGCAGTTATTGCTATTGCAACAAAACTCTCAAGAATGGTGGAAAGTCCAGAGCGCGAGGATTCGTATCTCGATCTCATTGGATACGCCGCTATCTTGGGTCGATGCAGATTTTCTACACCAGAAGATTGGGACGACATTGAGTCTGACTCGCAATCATAATCAAAATCAATACTGCGATTACTGCAAATATCGCTGGGGAGCAAATAAGAACGGCTGGGATTTAAGAGCTATGACTCCAGCAGTTTGGAAAGTCCAGAGCGAGACACCACTTCGAAAAGCACAGGTTAGGTTTTATTGCCAGCCTTGCGCCGATGAAGTTCAAAACTGGCCAGATGGCACATTTTATTCATTAAAAGAACAGTTAGACGATGCGATAAATGATTTCGCAGGGAGAGAGAAGTTAAATGTCGAATTACCTTGATGATTATGTTTCAGTTCAAGACCGATTAAAGGAGTTTATAAATGCTTATCCAGATTATCGAATCAAGACTCATATCTTGGCGGAGTCGCTTGTGGCTAATTGTGATGTCTATATCATTAAAACTGAGTTATATCGCACTGAAGCTGACGCACACCCTTGGACTACAGGTTTATCCAGTGAGTCTAAATCCAAGCAATATGCACTCGAGCTTGCGGAAACTGGATCGCTGGGACGCGCACTTAACCTCGCTGGATACTTCGCTAAGACTAAACCGAGCCCAAAGAAGGCAATTGAAACGACTAAGCCAGCTCTTGCGGAATTCATAAAAGAGCAACGCCCTAAT